CCTTACCTCCCCCACCCTTTTCTTCTACGTGTATTCCTGCTATATACGAAGCATGGATATGTATGTCCCCGATATCGAGGAAGAACTCTCCCTCCCGTCAAACGCTGCGGAAGCATTTCCGCCGCTGACAGCGTCAGAGGAGCTACAGATGCGGGCTAGGACCTTCAAACTCCTGTCCGATTTAACTGGTACTCCCATCGTGCCCACTGATGAGAACCGCGACCAAGCGACTCAGATAGCTCGGCAGATGATGGAGGACCCCAAGTTGCGACCTGATTTTGCTACGTACCCCAACGAGACGATGGCGTACCTTGCCGGGATGGTTGCTCAGAGCAACGTGGCACTCGTAGATGAGTTGTCAGAGCTAAAGATGTACGTGGTGAACAAGCTCGTCTATGAGGTTGAACACGCAACGACCTCCAAAGACCGCATTGCAGCCCTGACTAAGCTTGGGGATGTTGATGGCGTGGACGCTTTCAAGAAGCGGACGGAGATGACTATCCAGATTAAGCCCATCGAAGAGGTCGAGAAGGAACTTCTAGACACTCTTAATGTGTTGGAGACCCGGTTTACCGAGGTAAAACCGCTGGAGATTAGCGTCGGATGACTGCCCTGACCCCCGAAGGCATCCAAAAGCTGAAGTTGGCCCTGCCAACCATGCCTGATAAGGAGAAACGACGGGTTGCGGAGCTATTAAAGACGTATGCAGCGAAGCAAACGCAGACTCTGGGCAAGGATTCCTTCCTAGACTTCATCCAACACGTGTATCCGGGCTATAAAGTTGGCCCACACCACCGAAAATTAGCTAGAATATTCGAGGAAATTGAGGCGGGGAAGAAAAAACGAGTCATCGTCAATATTGCCCCTCGTCATGGCAAGTCAGAAATGATTTCGTACCTTGCCCCAGCATGGTACTTGGGTAAGAACCCTCATAAAAAGGTCATCATGGCCTCCCATACTGCCGACTTGGCAGTTAACTTCGGGCGGCGAGTCCGTAATCTGGTCGGGAGCGACCTCTACCATGACATTTTTCCGCAGGTTGAGCTTCAAGCAGACTCCAAGAGTGCGTCTCGCTGGGGAACGAACTTTAACGGTGAGTATTTCGCTATTGGTGTGGGCGGTGCTCTGGCTGGGCGTGGCGCTGATTTGTTTATCATTGATGACCCTCATTCTGAACAGGAAGCTAAACAGCTACGAGCGGATGTGTTTGAACCCGCGTGGGAGTGGTTTCAGTCGGGCCCCGTCCAGCGACTGATGCCCGGTGGCTCTATTATTGTGGTGATGACTCGCTGGTCTAAGTTGGACCTGACGGGTCAGATTGTTGACCACATGATGAAGAATGAAGGCACGGATGAGTGGGAAGTTGTTGAATTTCCTGCCATTTTGAATGACAAACCGCTCTGGCCTGAGTTCTGGGACATCGAGGAGTTGCTGGCGAAGAAGGCCAGCATGGACGTACGGTACTGGCAAGCCCAGTACATGCAGCAGCCGACCTCGGAGGAAGGCGCTCTTATTAAGAGAGAGTGGTGGCAGGTCTGGGACCAAGACCAGCCCCCCAAGTGTGAGTTCATTATAATGTCTCTTGACGCCGCCCAAGAGACCAACAACCGGGCGGACTTCAACGCCCTGACTATGTGGGGGGTCTTCTTTAATGAGGAGACCAAGAACCACAACATCATCCTACTCAACGCTATTAAAGAGCGGCTTGAGTTCCCTGACCTGAAACAGTTAGTATTGGAGCAGTACAAAGAGTGGGAGCCTGACTCCTTCATAGTTGAGAAGAAGTCTAACGGAGCCGCACTCTACCAAGAGATGCGGAGGATGGGCATTCCCATCGGTGAGTTCACCCCCGGCAAGGGTCAGGATAAGATAAGCCGTGTCAACGCTATCTCGGACCTGTTCAGCGCGGGGATTGTCTGGGCACCTGACCGGAGATGGGCACGTGAGGTCATTGAGGAGTGCAACGACTTCCCTAGCGGGAAGAATGACGACCTCGTGGACTCCACGACCCTTGCGCTACTCCGCTTCCGGCAAGGCGGCTTTATCAAGCTCCCATCTGACGAGCCTGAACCCGTCCAGTGGTTCAAGTCTTCCCGCCAACGCATGCAGGGATACTACTGATGCCAAGCACTAAGACACCTCGATGGAAGTACACACCGCCCAAGGCGGAGGTGCGTGCAACGCAGCCAAACCCTGTTTTGGGAGGTATTTCCTCGGGGCTTGGTTACCTGCGTGATACTTTTGATACTGGAAATATAGGTGATGCCCTAACAATGGGGCCTGTGCGCCGTCTATTGCATGGTGAGCCTACTCGAACGACCCCACCCACTACGCGCAAAGGGGTAGGCACCTTGATGATGGGTGGGGCTCCCGAAGAAGTTGGCGAGTGGGCCAGCGGGTTCTCACCGTTTTCGGAAGACCCAAACCTTGGTAATCTCCTTGACCCGCGTATCAAACCGGGGCGTGAACAAGGGCTGATAGACGTTGCGTTGACAGGCGCTGACATTGGGGGACTTGGTCTCGCTGGTCTGCGCGGTGGAGTTCGCGCTGCGTACCCCGCTTTAAACCCCGAGATGAACATGAGCCGTCGCGAGTTCATGGGCAACACGGGTAAGGCTGCGGCGGGACTTGCCGTTGCTTCGGCTGTTCCCCTTGCTCTCCGTGGGGCTGAACATGTTACTCCGCATGTTGCTGAGGCAACAGTAGCTCATGCTATTCCCGCAGCAGCCCGTGCCGCTGCCGCTGTTCCCGCGACCCACGCGGAGTACACAGCCCTGATAAATCTGGCAAGACATAATGCTCGCGATGCTCATTATGCCAGACTTAATGCAGCAAAAAATTCTGGTGCAGCTACCATCGGTAATAAAAGTAGTTGGACGTTAGCTGACGATGAATTGCTAGGACATCTTGAGAATCAACATATAGACGACGTTACTGAACGAATTAAAGCCATAAAAGACAATCCCCGATATGCGGGCATGAAAGATACCCAAGAACTTGAAGGAGAGCTTCGAGTAGAAGCTGCAAAGATAAATAGAAAATATTTAGGTAGTTTCTCGGATGTAGATAGTTTAGGGCATAGTTATTATACTGAAAGGGTTAGAAATGCCGAGCGGTTTGGTAGGGTGCCAAGGGGCACTGCTGCTAAATACGAAGCAGAAATGAATGAAATTTTGGCTAAATATCAAAACAATAGGGAAGCTATTCCCCATAATGAAGACTTTAATTACTTGGAGTCGTTGGCTTACGAAAGGAAGATGGACGAACCTTATCGCGCCGTACGCCAAAAGGATTTTGAACACGCTTCTGAAATCTTGGATACGCACGGCGGCAGGGTATATGACCCGGAAACTCATCGGTTTGTTACCTACCATACGCTTCCGGACGGTACACGGCAGATTGTCGTGAAGTACCCCAATAAAACAGATTTTGAGTTTCATCTTGAGAATGAGTTAAAACCCAAACCAGCTACTACTGACCCTATCTCTATGCCTGATGGCTACCGTGCTGGCGGACGAGTGAGGATAATCTGATGCCAAAGCCTAAAGTGTACTCACCTCCGTTCTACACGGCGACTCCGGACGTTGGCCCGTATGCAAATCCGGAAGACGAATGGCCCGGTCTTCGGGAAATCCGTCAGCGGGTCACGGGGTCGGACTACTACAAGTATCTGCGCTCTCTACCTAACTATCCTGAAGTCCATGGCTGGCGTCCGGACTACTTGAAGCTGTACCAAGACCCGGTCAAGTACGGTGGTAAGGAAGGGTTTGAGCCGGAGCCTACGGTATTTTCTAGTACCCCAGCGGGATATATTCGCGGCAATAATGGTAGCAGTAGCCCAAACGCTACCCGCTATTACTACAAAAATAAGGTAATTGACGGACGTAATTACGCTCCAGAAGACCCATATGTGTCTACTGGTAACCTCGTACGTACACTAGAAGCTATTAGGTACGCACAGACACGAGGGTATGCACATAAATTACCATCGCAAGCGACTGACCCTTATTATCTTGCGGCTAGGTATTTAAAAGAAGTACGTGATGAAGGCGGGGCTAATTATCCAAATGCGCATACGTATTCCACCCCCGCTCGTACAGATATGGAAGTAGCGAGAGCTGCCGTAACTGACCGTTTTGGAACTGATGCGGGTTTAAGTCTAGCTCAGCTTGTTGAAAAAGGCCGTGTGGCTGGTAAGTTAGGCATTGATTTTGGAAAAGCATGGAACGGTACAGGTACGGCTGACGGTGGTGGCAGTGGTAACAACTACGCCTACCGTATGAACCATGACTTTATCCCCGCTGCACATCACGCACGAAATGCGGAGTTTATTCAGTTCATCAGGAATCAGCTTGACCCTAAAGCTCCGTACACGACCCCTATGACGCAAGACCAATACGATAGGCTTAAAGAAATTTACGGTCAGCGACAGCGTAAAGCGCGTAAGGGCGTTGAGGCGAAACTGGACAATAATTTACTGCGCGAGATTCAGTGGGGTCTTTTTGGGGACAATAAATACCTTGGTGTCCCCGATGAGTACAGCCCGGAGAAAGCCGCCGCTCGGGTACCAGCACCTAACTACATCAAGTTAACGGGGCTCCCTAACCCTGTTTCTGGGTACAATCAGGGTGGTATTGCATCTTTATTGAAGAAGCCCCGTCGATGACGACCCAGCAGTACATGGGACGGAACAGCCTACTTAAGCGTCTGACCGCTCAGGTCGGGGGCAATGAGGAGATGGCTAGGAAGATTCTGATTGACCGTGGGCACATGACGGCTGACGGTGAGCTGACTGCTGACGGCAAGAAGCGCGACTCCATGACGGCTGAAGAGCGGGCGATTGACCGTGCGTCTAAGCGTACAGGTACCCCCAAGAAGGATTACACATATAACCCGGCTAGCAACACGGCTAGCTTGAGGAGGCGGTAATGCCAAAAACTGAGACGCCTCGGTGGAAATACACCCCGCCTAAGGCAGAGATGCGGGCTACTCAGCCAAACTCTATTCTGGAGGGGGTCTCCTCTGGGCTAGGTTCGTTTCGTGGGTTACTAGATAAACTGGGTGCCGCTAAGTTCAAAACTCCGCAGGGTATACCGGGTATCGGTACAAGCATTATAGGTACCGCTCCTGAAGAAGTTCATGAGTGGGCTAGTGGATTCTCACCGTTTTCGGAAGACCCAAACCTTGGTAATCTCCTTGACCCGCGTATCAAACCGGGGCGTGAACAGGGTGTAATAGACACCGCTTTCCTCGCGTCCAGCTTAAATGGACTTGGAAGTCTCCGTCGTGGAGCAATAGAAACTCCCCGAGTGCCTCTAAATAGCTGGCCCCGCCCCGCTGAAATACGGGGTTGGCACGGTTCAAGAAGTGTTTTTGCCCCTACCGAAGCTAATCCACTAGGAGAATTTGATTATAATAATTATTCTCTAACTGGTAGTGGCGCGCAAATGATGGGGCCCGGTACTTATCTTGCGGATAGCCGTTCTCTAGCGCATGACTATACAGGGCGGGTTAAACATGGCGATACGAGCGGTAGTTTATATGAAGTCCGTATTCCGACTAATATGGTTGATAGGATGGTTGATTTTTATGCGCCCTTGTATAAACAGCCTGAATATATAAAAAACGCTGTGCGTAAAATAATTGAAGATAAAAAAGTAAGTGAAAAAACTGCCAGACATTTAAATTGGTGGTTAAATAATAGATATGACTCTTCTATTCCCGGAGGGACGCTACATGAGTTTTTGCAAAAAAAAGGTGTTAATTTAGCTGATTACGGTGTGCCCGGTATAAAATACGGTGATGGTAGTAAACATTGGTTTTCTGGCGAAAAGGGGTATAACTACGTAATAAGCCCCGGCGAAGAGAAAAACGTAAAAATTGTAAGTCGTAAAGCCAAGGGTGGCTCTGTTACCATGCCTGATAACTACCGCGCTGGCGGACGAGTGAGGATTCTATAATGTCTATCGATAAGTCTTTATACGAAGCCCCAATGGGCCTTGGCTCCCTCGCGGAAGAAGAACCGCTTGAGGTTGAGATTGTCGATGACTCGGAGATGGAGGGCACTTCCGGCGTTGAAGAAGTCAAGCCCAAAAAGCCTAAGTTTGACAGGAACTTAGCCGAGGACATGGACGAGCAGGAACTGCAGACGCTGGCTAGCGACCTGCTTGCGGATGTCGATACCGACATTCAGTCCCGCAAGGACTGGCTGGACACCTACGTCAAGGGTTTGAAACTGCTCGGCCTCAAGTATGAGGAACGGTCAGAGCCGTGGCCCGGTGCGTGTGGAGTCTTCCATCCGCTCCTCATGGAGTCGGCGGTCAAGTTCCAGTCCGAGACCATCATGGAGACCTTCCCGACTGCTGGACCCGTGAAGGTCCAAATCATAGGAAAGGAAACCCCAGAGAAAATCGCCGCAAGCATCCGCGTACGCGAGGACATGAACTATCAGCTGACGGAGGTAATGCAAGAGTATCGCCCTGAGCATGAGAGGATGTTGCTGAGTCTATGCCTCTCCGGTAACGCATTCAAGAAGGTCTACTTTGACCCGAGCCTTGACCGTCAGACGGCGGTGTTCATCGGCGCTGAAGACATCATCGTGCCCTACGGTGCGATGAATTTGGAGTCTTCGGAGCGCGTCACGCATCGCATGCGTAAGACAAAGAATGAGCTACGCAAACTGCAAGTAGCTGGGTTTTACCGCGATGTTGACCTTGGTGACCCCATCCGGATGATGGACGAGGTCGAGAAGCAGAAAGCCACTGAGCAGGGCATGTCTGCCACGATGGATGACCGTTTCCAAGTACTAGAGATGCATGTCAATTTGGACCTGCCGGGGTACGAGGATAAGGATGGCATTGAACTGCCATACGTGGTGACGATTGAGAAGGGTACGAGCACGGTCCTTTCTGTTCGTCGCAACTGGTTAAAGGAAGATAAGCTTCGGATTAAGCGCCAGCACTTCGTGCACTACGGCTACATCCCCGGCTTTGGCTTCTACTATTTTGGCCTGATTCACCTTATTGGTGGTCATACGAAGGCAGCTACCAGCCTGTTACGTCAACTCGTTGACGCTGGTACGTTGTCAAACCTCCCCGGCGGCTTGAAGGCCAAGGGCATGAGGATTAAAGGTGATGACACTCCCATCGCTCCGGGCGAATGGCGTGACATCGACCTCCCGAGCGGGGCCATCCGGGACAACATCTTGCCGCTCCCTTATAAGGAGCCGAGCCAGACCCTATCCGCGCTTATGGACAAGATTGTGCAGGATGGGCGTCAGTTTGCCGCCGCTGCCGACCTGCAGGTCTCGGACATGTCAAGCGAGTCCCCGGTTGGGACTACGCTGGCAATTCTTGAACGGGCGATGAAGGTGATGTCGGCTGTTCAAGCCCGCATTCACTACACGATGAAGCAAGAGTTCCAGCTACTCGCTGCTATCATCCGTGATAACACTCCTAAGTCATACAGCTACGAGCCAGAAGTAGGTGACGCTGGAGCTAAGCAATCCGACTACGACCAAGTCGATATCCTCCCGGTCAGCGACCCAAACGCCTCCACCATGGCTCAGCGAGTCGTGCAGTATCAGGCGGTTCTACAGCTATCCCAGTCGGCTCCGCAGATTTACAACCTGCCCTTTTTGCACCGCCAAATGATTGAGACGTTGGGGGTCAAGAACGCGGGAAAGATTGTCCCGGATACGGACGACCTAAAGCCCATGGACCCGGTGTCGGAGAACATGGCGATTCTAATGGGTAAGCCGACCAAGGCGTTCCTGTACCAAGACCATGAGGCACACATCCAAGTGCACATGTCCGCCATGCAGGACCCCAAGCTGATGGCTATCGTGGGCCAAAACCCACAAGCGCAGTCCATTATGGCTGCTGGCTCAGCTCACTTGATGGAGCATGTGGCTTTCCAGTACCGCAAGGAGATTGAGAAGCAGATTGGTGCCTCGCTCCCGCCGCCGCCCGACTTCGATGGTGAGGATGATGAGATGGGGCGTCTGTCGCCGGAGATGGAGGTCGAACTCTCGCAACTCGCTGCTCAAGGCGCTGCTCGACTCCTTCAGAAGGACCAAGCAGAAGCCAAGATGCAGCAAGCCGCGCAACAGGCTCAAGACCCGCTCGTCCAGATTCAGATGCAAGACTTGCAGATTAAGAAGCAACTTGCTGATATTGAAGGACAAAAGGTACAGGGCGAACTGCAGTTGGCTCAGGCTGAACTGCAGCTCAAGGCTCAGCTACAGAAGGTCGAGTCGGACCGCAAGACCCAGCAAGACATGGTCAACTCTGCCACCAAGGCGGATGACCTGCGCTTGAAGGAAGCCCAGCTCAAGCTTGAGGAGATTCGCCTCACGCATGACTCTGACCACAAGAGCAAGCAGCAGATGATTCAGGCGGCGGCTCAGGCTGACAAGCAGCGGCTTGACGAGTACAAGTCTGGTGTAGACACCGCACACAGGCACATGGACCGCGAGCACAAGAATGCTGCGTTGGAGAATGACCTTTATAAGCATCATACGCAACTTGACGCACAGGCCCAACAAGCCGAGCGACAAGCGGCGCAGAAAGAATCCGCCCCCAAGGCGCAACCCAAGAGTAGGAAGTGAAAAACGAAACTCCCGTCGAGTATTTAGTTGGCAAGTTGAACGAACAGGTAGAGAGCGTTACAGCGCATCTCTCCCGTGGTGGCGTAGCCAACATCGAGGAATATCGCAGATTGACTGGTGTGATTCAGGGTCTTAACACCGCAATTGACCTAATTAAAGACCTTGCAAAGCAGATGGAGGAAAACGATGAGTGACATCGATATCAAGCAGACGCAGGTAGAGGCTGAGGAGAAGGCACGACAGTTGCCAACCCCTACGGGCTATCGAATCCTGTGCATGGTTCCCAAAATCGAGAGCATGTACGAAAGCGGTCTAGTGAAGGCTGATGAGACTGTCCGGGTTGAAGAACAAACCACTGTGGTCCTGTTCGTCGCCAAGATGGGTGACTCGGCTTATAGCGACAAGGAGCGGTTCCCAACCGGGCCTTGGTGCAAGGAAGGCGATTTTGTGCTGGTCCGAGCTTATTCAGGTACCCGTCTCAAGATTTACGGTACTGAGTGGCGAATCATCAACGACGACACGGTTGACGCCGTTGTCGAAGACCCACGCGGCATTGGTCGCGCATAAGGAGTAACTATTATGGCTGAGCAATTTAAGTTCCCAGACGAAATTCCTATGGGGGATTCCTCTACTGAGGACTCTTTCAAGGTGGAGGTTATCGACGATACCCCTCCGCAGGACCGTGGTCGTGCCCCGTTGCCCAAGGACATCGTGGACGAACTGGACCGAGATGACCTTGAGGAATACTCCGATAAGGTAAAGAAGCGCCTGTCCCAGATGAAGAAAGTCTGGCACGACGAGCGCCGTGAGAAGGAGCGGTATTCCCGTGAGCGGGAAGAGGCCCTCCAGTTCGCCCAGCGGGCGTATGAGGAGAATAAAGCCCTCAAGCAACGCCTTGGCACGGGTGAAAAGGTTTTCATTCATGAAGTTACCAAGGCGGCTGCGACGGAACTGTCTAGCGCCAAGGAGAAGCTGAAGCAAGCGTATGAGACCGGGGACGCCGAGCAGATTGCCGACGCTCAGGAACTCATGACCGACGCCAAGTTTAAGATGAAAGAAATCGAAAGGTTTCAACCCTCTTTACAAGACGACGAATCAGGTGTACAAACTACACATCAGGCACAAACGCCCCCGACCAACTACGCACCGGACCGTAAGGCCGAAGCATGGAAGGACAATAATCGGTGGTTTGGCGTTGACGAGGAGATGACCGCCCTCGCACTGGGTCTGCATGAAAAACTGGTCCGGTCAGGTGTAGACCCGCGTAGCGACGATTACTACCGCCGTGTTGACATGACGATGAGGAAGCGTTTCCCCGAGAGTTTCTCGGATGACGACTCCGACACGCAGGAAGAGCGTTCTTCCTCGCGCAGAAACAGTACTGTAGTTGCCCCAGCGACACGGTCTACTGCTCCTCGACAAGTCCGAATTTCGGCCTCAGAAGCCGCAATTGCTAAACGACTCGGACTGACTCCTGAAGCATACGCTCGTGAAAAACTGAAATTGGAGAACTACAATGGCTGAGAATCGTCTGTCACGTGAAGTAGAAAATCGGGAAGCTACCAAGCGCCCGCAGACTTGGGCACCGCCCTCTACCCTCCCTAGCCCTACTCCTCAGGAAGGCTGGGTATTTCGATGGATTCGGACCACCATGATGGGGCAAAACGACCCCACGAATGCGTCCGCAAAGTTCCGTGAAGGTTGGACTCCTGTAAAGGCGTCGGACCACCCGGAACTCATGTTCTTTGCTGACACCAACACTAATAGCCGTTTCAAGGACAACGTTGAAATTGGCGGGTTGCTGTTGTGTAAGGCTCCCATCGAGATGGTTAATCAGCGGAACGATTACTACCGCAAGCAAGCCGACTCACAGATGGAAGCCATCGACAGCAACTTCATGCGTCAGAAGGATGAACGGGCGAACATGGCACTCTTTAATGAGCGCAAGTCAAACGTGTCTTTCGGGCGTGGAAACAAATCTTAATTTAAGGAGCCAAAATGGCATATCCAACGATTGATAAGCCCTATGGGTTTAAGCCAATCAATTTGATTGGTGGTCAGGTTTTCGCGGGTTCAACCCGTAACCTACCGATTCAGTACAGCTACGCAACCAACATTTTCTATGGAGATTTTGTTGTTCTGGCAAGTGGTTTTGTTACTCGCGCTACTGTAACTACTGGTGCGGGCCTTAACCAAGTTGTCGGGGTTTTCCTCGGCTGTTCGTACACTGACCCTACGACCAAGCAAAAGCGCTTCTCGCAGTACTGGCCCGCCGGTACGCTGGCTGGTGACGCAGTTGCTGTTATCTGCGATGACCCTGATACGGTCTTTAAGGCAGTTATGGTTACTACGCAGGGTGGTACCACGGTTGGTTCGGCATCGCTGCGCATTATTGGCAGCAACCTCAATGCTTCTGACCTCGCGGGTAGCACTGCTACGGGTAACTCGTTTAACGGCATCCTTGCTGCTACGACTACTCCTGTAACGACCACGTTGCCAATTCGCATTGTGGATGTTGTCCGTGATACGGCGGTATCTGTTACTGCTACTGGTGCTTCGTCTTCGACGACTATTACCCTTAGCGGTACTGGTCTTCCGAGTGCGATTGTCTCCGGTACTGATGTCGCGTACATCGCTGCAAACGGTCAGTTGATTCAGACTGGTTCGTATGTAAATAACGCTTCGGGTTACGCAGCGGGTTCGACGAGCATCACTATCAACGCAGCAATCGCTGTACCAGCGGGTAGTTTGACCGCCATTCCGTCGGCTTCGACTATTGTCTTCACGCAGTACCCTGAAGTGCTGTGTAAGATTCAGTTCGGTGCCCACGGTTACTACTCTGCCACTGGCACCTAATAGGGAGCATATAAATGGCTATTTCACGCGCACAACTTTTGAAGGAACTGCTCCCCGGTCTGAACGCTTTGTTCGGCATGGAGTACGCTTCGTACGGCGAAGAGCATAAGGAACTGTATGAGGTCGAGACCTCGGAACGTTCCTTTGAAGAAGAGACCAAGCTCTCTGGCTTCAGCGCCGCTCCGGTGAAGAACGAAGGTCAGGCAATTGCGTACGACAATGCGCAGGAAGCTTGGACTGCTCGTTACAACCACGAGACCATCGCCCTCGGCTTCTCCATCACGGAAGAAGCGATTGAGGACAATCTGTACGACTCGCTGAGCAAGCGTTATACCAAGGCTCTGGCCCGTGGTATGGCGTATACGAAGCAGGTCAAGTCGGCTGCAGTCATCAACAACGGCTTCTCGGCGTCGTACACGGGCGGTGACGGCGTGGCGTTGTTCTCGACGGCTCACCCGCTGGTCTCTGGTGGTACGAACAGCAACACGTTCACGACTCAGGCTGACCTGAATGAAACGTCGCTTGAAGCGGCGGTGATTCAGATTGCTGCTTGGACCGACGAACGTGGTCTGCTCATCGCTGCCAAGCCTCGCAAGCTGGTGGTCCCACCGGGCCTGATGTTCGTTGCCAAGCGTTTGCTTGACACTGAGCTTCGTGTCGGCACGACGGACAACGACATCAACGCCCTCAAGGCGATGGGTTCGATTCCGGAAGGCTACAAGGTCAACCACTTCTTGACGGACACGAACGGCTGGTACTTGATTACCGACGTTCCGAACGGCCTGAAGCACTTTGTCCGTACTCCGCTGGCTAACAGCATGGACGGCGACTTCGACACGGGTAACGTGCGTTACAAGAGCCGCGAGCGTTACAGCTTCGGCTGGAGTGACCCACTCGGCGTGTTCGGCTCGGCTGGCGCGACCTGATGATAGGGGGGTCGGGGCAACCTGACCCCCTCTCTTTATAGTCGATTATAGGCAAATATAGCCGCATCAGCCCTTAGCCTAGTGGGACGATGCACAGATGATGCGGCTACTTGTGCATAAGGAATTTTAAAATGGGTATGGCTTCTCATCTTGGCCCTTGGCTGCTCGGTACTGTTAAGAACACGACTGGCACGACTGCCGGTACCATCCGTAACATGGGCGCTACGGTAGTTATTCAGAGTGTCCCAATGGTCAGCGGCGCTGTCTCTACTATTATCCTCCCGGCTGGTGCGATGGTTCATGCGGTTACCGCATACGTCACTACTGGCGCTGTGGGTACTCCTACGGTGAGCATTGGCTCTACGGGTGTCGGTACGCTAAACACCGCTCAGGGGTTTAATACGCTGTCTGTCACCGCCGCTAACGTCGGTACTCTTGCTGACGTTGGTAGGTCGGACATTGCGCTAACCGTAACTGTCACTTCCGGTGCTACTGGTACTCTGGCTGTTACATACGTTGTTCGTAATCCTGACGGTACTTACGCCCCGACCAGCTTCACTGGCCCGTAATAGGAGAAGGTCATGGCTAAGAATACAAACTATAGCCCGACCTTCCCTATGTTTCCCGGCGGGGCTAGGACAGTTACACCGAGCGATACGGTCAATCTGTCTTACCCCTCCGTGATTTACGTCGGAGTTGGCGGGAACGTGCAAGTGACTACGGCGCAGGGTGACCAAGTGACCTTTGTTGGTTTGCTTGCCGGACAAATAATTCCTGTTCAGGTCATCCGCGTTTGGTCTACTAGTACCACTGCTACGTCGCTGCTAGCTATTTACTAAGGACATACAATGTCTTTCAGTTGTGGGTTTGCTTTACCCGCTACCGCTTGGCAAGGCGGTGGTGGGCCGTCGCTTAACCTAGATTTTATTAACTCTAGCACGTTACCCAGCAACGTCACGTTCTCCCGTGGCACGCAGGCTATGCGGTACGGCTCGGACGGCACGCTGCAATACGCGCCCAACAACCTGCTGACGTACAGCAATCAGGCTGACAATGCTGCGTGGACGAAGTCCAACAGTTTTGTGCAGACAAATTTGGTGCTGTACTCGCAGGAGTTTGATAACGCTGCGTGGGGGCTTCTAAACGTAGCAGCGCCAACTCCAAACACTACAATTGCACCTGACGGAACACTGACGGCAGACACACTAACTTGCTCTGCTGGTTTAAATACCCACAACATCCAGCAAGTTACTACCCTTACGGGAACGCCCGTTACGTTTTCGGTTTATTTAAAAGCCGGGACGTATTCGTTTATTCAAATTTTTCACGGCTCTTTGTCAACTACTTACGCCAACTTCAACCTTTCTACTGGCGTGCTTGGCACGGTTGGCGCGTCGTTTACCGCCTCAATTACCGCCGTTGCTAATGGATTTTACCGTTGCACCGTTGCCTTCACACCAACAGCAAACTCCGCGTTCCGTATTGCGTTTATTTCTTCTGCAACGGCTGTCTACAACGAAAGCTGGACTGCCGCAGGGACTGAGACCGTATTTGCGTGGGGAGCGCAGTTTGTCCAAGGCTCCGTCCCCGGCGACTACGTTGCCACGACCTCTGCCGCGCTGCCTGTGCTGTACGCGGACTACAACGGTGCGCTGCGGGCGAGGAAGTTGTGTG